CGAATAGTCCACAGCGGGCTGCCTCCAGAGTTCAAAACCTGGAAACCAGTTGGAGTGTACGCAACGGAATATAAAAAAACTCCGTTGTTATAAATTCCATGTTGTTCAGTAGACGCGGCGCCTAGCTGATGCTGTTTAAAGATTGCCGCATTGCCGATATATTCAATTTTATTAGTCGGCCTGAATGAAATTGCCGAGTTTACATCGATAGTCGCTAGTGCCGCTATATCGGCAGCCTTTGGAGTAATTCCGGTAAATTCAAAATTACTAGTCGCGGCCAGAGTTCCGAGAACCTTGAGCAGATTATTTAATCGGACGCCTGAGACGGTACCGGACGCAATCGTTGTGGTGGATATGAGTGCCGCATTTACGCAATCAACCATGCCACCTATGCACGTGAAACTACTAATCGAAGTTAAATCAAAAATCTTTAATACTCCAGCACCTTCGGACCATGGGTTTATTACGGTTACCCCAGGTGCGCCGTTGAGCGAGTGAGCAATCTCATAATTTTCAGAGACGCATGCTAGCAACAAGGTGTCCGGAGCCGATACGATCGATATGCCAATGCCACCAGCCCCCGATAGAGCGCCATCTGCGTAAACGGTATCCATCACACATGAATTAGAGTCTGACCCAAACTGAAAGCCGATGGTCGCGCTCATACTGGTACACATTTCGAGCTTACTGCCCCATCCTGCTTGATGCAGGATGCCCGTTGAGAAGCCGCGAGTGGTAACGCCACGGGCATAAAAACGAGGTGCGCCAAGGGCCAGGATTCCACGCGCATGCCCTGCGGTGGAATAGACCATCAGATCTTGTACCGAAGCCTGATCGCAACCGGTGTAGGTGCCTCCACTGACGCCCGATCCATTAAAGAATCCAGCTTCAGCACTGTAGCGCAGGCCCGTAGCTGCCACAAAGCCAACTATCCGAATTGCAGATTGGTTAGTAGTTCCGCTCTGGAAATAAATTACGGTTCCGGAAACGGTTCCGGCCGCTGCGTTGAAATTGAATGGTGGAGCGCCGTCACCAATGAGCGTTACGTAGGCCGGAATATAAATTGGAGCGGTCGTTTTATACACGCCACGACCAATCGCTACTTTGCGACCGTATCGGTATGCCTGTGCTGGAGTCGCAGCAGCGATTGAGGATTGCCCCGCGTAGTCTAATGCCGCTTGGATAGGAGTTGTGTCGTCATTGATTCCGTCGCCTTTTGCTCCGAACCACGCAACATTAAGGATTTCACTGAATACGCGATTCCAGCGACCAGCGCCACCAGCGCCGGGTTGAATGATCATGCCGCCGATTTCAGTCGAACTATCAGCGCTGTTCCACCGGAACGTACCGCCGCCACCATCTCCAGCAGCATAATAGCCGCGAACTAGATAGGTCACCGCCGATGCCGGTGCCGTCAGAGCTTTAAGCTGTGCGATTGTATCGATGACCAGCGTCACCGAAGAGTCCGGCAGGCTGGTCACAGATCCGGTAACGGTCGGGTCTCCTGCGGCATCAAACCAAAAAGCCTTGAGCGCCCGCAGTGCCTTAGATGGCAAAGGCCCGATTGCCGGATCGGTATCCGGCACCGTGATCTGGCGCCCAACCTTATTCGATACCTGCTGAATCATCCGCACAACGCGATCAAATGCGCGTTCGACCACGTCGGGGAAGAACCCGCTTTGATTTTTGATGCTGGTATCTTGCAGCAGGGGGATCGTGGATTTGATCACCCACTTGTAACCGCTGGGCAGCACGCCAGCGATGCGCGTCACTGTGCCGCCCGTGGCGACATTGACGCCGGTTACGCTGTATTCCGTGCCGTAGGTCAGCGTGCGCGAGGTGCCTGCCGTGTCCGTCTCGACAACCACGACCTCGGTTGCCGCGTTGACGGCGAAGGTAAATCCGTACGTGGCGGTCGAGCCGTTGCCGGTGTACGGATTTTCCCCGATGGCATTGCTGATCGTCATAGCCCGCCACCGTAGCCGGGTGGTGGCTCATCGTCGCCGTGGCAGTTTCTGCAACGTTCAGCGCGTGATGTTGCGGATGCGACGACGTTTCATAGAATGAGAGTACAATGCAGGCATGGCATAGCGGCTGTGCACCGGGCCTCCACCCCGGCTAGTCGGGTTCAACTCCTGATGTCTGCTCCAGCGAGGGTTGTAGGTTGGGTGCCCCATCGCCAGTGAAACTCTGGCTGGCCCGCAAGGGCGAGGGCTGAGGTTGAAATCTCGGCAAACCACACGACGAACCCCGGCCTTACCGCTGGGGTTCGTCGTTTTCAGCGAGGCTTGCCGAACAGCATCACGCGAATGGCCGCAGCCGGGTCGCCCTTCTTCTCTGCGGTTTCGATGCTGTCGATGATGCGGTTGATCTCGACCGCTGGCAGGCCAAGGAGCGCACCGCTGGCACCGATTGCCGCCTTGAGGGCCGCCTTGTCGACATCACCTTGGCGAAGCTGCAATACCAGCCCGTTGGCCACGTCGAACGACCGCAGACCAGCCGGGCCGCTGTAGCCGAATCCGCCCTGGACGGCTCCGCCGACTTCGCGCACGCCGACCAGCATGCCCATGCCGTAGGCGACTTGATCCGCCGCCATCTGTTCAAGGCGCTTCTTCTCGTCCTTGTCCTTCTCCCCGCGCAGGAATCCGGTCAGCAGGCCGGATGCCACGGCGGGCAGCGTCCAGACCAACAGGGTGTCAGTCCCGGCCCGTAGCCAGGAGCGCGGGCTGCTTGGGTCGGCGCGCACCTGCTGCACTGCCTCGCGCTGCAAGTTGTACGTGACGTTGAAGTACGAATAGAACGCCGTCAGCACCTTGCTGGCCTCGCCGCCGCGTTGGAATGCCGACAGGTCACCGATGCGGCCAGACCCTTGGGTGTCGAGCACCGTCTGATCAGCGATGGCAACGGCGTCGGCTTCTGCATCGGCCAGCGGCTTGCCCGCCTTCAGCCCTTCGGCCATGCCGCGCTCATAGGCGCCAATCCATGTCACCGTGTCCACCGCCTGCTGGACCTTGTGCATCGGGTAATAACCCCAGCGGCGTACGGCGGCCAGCTTGCCCTCGGGCTCTACCCGTCCGGTGGCTTCTTGCAGGTTCTGGAGCTGTGTGCTGGCCCGCTGGCGCATGGTGCTGGACTTGGCCTTCACCCAGGTTGCCGATGCCTCCATGTGCGTGGCATCGCGGAACACGCGAGCGAACGCGCTGCCCATGTAGCCGGCGCCCACACGGGGGATCGACTGCGCCAAGCCGGTGAGATTCACCAGGGCGGAAGTCAGGTTGAAGCCGAATGTGGCGGCGCTGCTGTTTTTGCGCAGGCCGCGCAACAGCCGCTCGCTGGCGCTGCGGGCCGGCTTGTCGCCCACGGCGATGTCTGCGGCGGTGTTCACGAACTGGTCAAGCGCCCCGCGTCCGTAGCGGTCAATGATCGCCTGCGACAACGCGGCATCACGCAAGAGCTTGTTCTGGTCGATCAGCAATTCCCGGTGCGTGATGTCGTGGATGACCTCGGACAGGTGTTCGCCCACGACGCCGAAGTCGAGACGCAGGGCCAAGCCGCTGACATCGCGTGCGCGTTGCTTGGTGTGGCCGCGTCGGGTCTGATTCGAGCCCATAGCAGCGCGAAGGGCCTGCTTGGCGTCGGCTGCGGCGTTCAGGTCGCCGGCCTTGCTGCTTAAACGCTGGTCGTATTTGATCGGGTAGTACCCGCCCGCCTGCCGTCCGAATCGGCTATCGATCGGCAGGGCTTCGACCTTCTCGGGGGGCAAGCCGGTGGTGCGCTGTTCGATGGCGCGGATCTCGCTCCAGTAGGAATCGATCTGCTTCCAGGTGGCGTTGACCAGCTTCCAGTCGGCTTCGTCCAGGCTGTCGATCACGGCCTGCATGTCGGCCTTGCCGTAGCCAAGCTGGCCCAGGTACATCAGCACGCGCTGACGACCTTCCGCATTGCCCCAGTTCAGGACCAAGCCCAGGCGCTGCTCGTTGTTTAAACGCAAACGGGTGCCGGGGATGTCTTGGCGGCTAATGCCCGCTGATTTCTGCCATTCCTTGAAGTCGGAATCGCGCAGCAGGGTGGCCGAAGACAGCAATTCTTGCTCGGCTGCGGATGCTTCGTTGCGTGGGCGGATGAGGTATTCCCAGACGGGGCCGGCATTCTGGTAGCCGTCCATTTCACGCGCCAGGAAGCTGTCCTTGCGGTGGTCTTCAAAATACCGCACGAATCGATCCTGAGCGTTCTCCGTCCAGGTCGTGCCGATGCGCTTGACAACGGTGCGCGTGGCGTGCTCATTGATGCCGCTGACGAGCAACGCGCTGGCCTCTTCCAGCTCACGCTTGGCGCGATCTTTCAGCAGCTTGTTCTTGAGCTTGGCCAGGTGTTCGACGTTGCGCACCGCGTCCAGCACCTCGGCTTGTTCGGCTACCGTCAGGTCTGACCAGTTGCGCCGGCCCAGGTCGGCAATCACCTGCTCGCCAATGTTGACCGGCTCGCCGGCATCCTCTTGGCGAGCGATCCACGATTGCAGGCTTTCACGGCGACGCAGCTCGCGATTGCTGACGCGGCGCAGATCGTAGCCCTCAAGGATGTTGTCGATCTGCTCCAGGTAGCCATTGGTGCGGGCGAAGCTGAAGCCGGGATTGCTGGCCACGACCTTGCGGGCGTCATCGATCGACGGCACGACCTGCGCCGCGTTGCCGATCTCATCGTAGACAGTGAACTCCCAGCCACCGGCCTTGCCCAGGCGCTGGCGCGTGTCGAGCGTGTCGAAGCGGTTGAGGTACGTCCGCCCCTTGTCGGATGCTTCCTTGGCCTCGGTAGCGGCGCGGAACAGGTGCAGGCTGAAGCGCTCTCGCTGGGCGGCGTCGAATGCCTGTCGGTCGTACTTCGCCTGTTGCTCTGGCTTGCCGTCGCGGGCTTTCGCGGCGGCGCTGAATGCCTCGGCGGACGCCGTACGGGCCGCACGCCAGTAGGTGTCCGGGCGCAAGTTGCTGGCCTTGGTCTTGTTGATCAGGTCGCGGGCCACCTGGCGCAGGATCTCAGTGGGCGCGACCTGTTGGCCGACCTTCGATCCCAGGGCCTTCACCTCGCGGTCGAGCACATGACCGGCGACTTGGTCGGCAAGCTCGCCCTTGGCGATCACGTCCAGGCTTCCATCAACCAGCGGATCGGGATAGCGCTTGGCCATCTCGGCATCCACCTGCTGCGACACGGTCGCGTCGCGATCGGGTGCCGTGGTCAGCGCCATCCATAGGGCGTCGCCGTCCTGATAGCCGAACATCAGCGCGGCATCGGCCAGCGTCATGCCGCCGTCTGGCGAATAGATCAGTTTCCCGCGGTTGGCCCTGGGCGGTGCGTCCTTGGCCTGCGGGCCGGGCAGCTTGGCCAGGTCGGCAGGGGTGTACGTGCGTAGCAGGTCGTCCTTGTTGAGCTTGATCCGGCCTTCTTCCGGTGCGCTGTCGCCCAGCATCTCATCCAGGGTCAAGCCCTCGGGTGGTTGGCCGTCCTGAAGCAAGCGGATGGCCTGATAAACTGGCTGCGCATCGATTTGCTTGGACAGGTCAGCCTTCAGGACTTCCCGCTCACGGTCGCGCTCTTCCGACTCGGCCAGGAAGTCCGCGTGCATCAGGCGTGCGCGTACGAAGTCGGCGGCGCGATCCTTGCGGTAATCGATCTCCTTGAGGTAGCTGGCGAATTGCTCTTCACTCATCCCGGCTTCGGCAGCGGTTTCCCATGGGGATTTGTTGCCGATCTCTTCGCTCGAACGAGCGATGGCATCGTCACTGGCCAGCAGGCGATCGAACACGCTGCGCACCTCGGGCGTCAGGTTGACGTTCAAGGCCAGCACGTCGCGGTAAATCTTGGTGAGCCAGTTCTTGAAGTTGGCGAAGGCGCGGCGCAGGGTCGACGACGGGGCTTTGCCCTCCATCAGGTAGCGTTCAAAGCCACGGGCGAATTGCTCGTGTTGGTCGACGGTGAACGCGGATTTCTCATCCGCGCCCAGCCAGGTGCGAATGGTCGCCACGTCGGCAACGATCGAATCGGGCGCGGCACCGTTGGTCGCCAAGTCGTCCAGTATCTCAAGGTAGGCGTGGCCCATCTCATGGACGAAGGTTGAGCGATCGGCGCCTTCCAGGAGGCCGACGGAGAGTTCACGGCCGGGGGCGACGTTGATTTTGCCGCGGGCGGGTTGGTCGTAGCTCCTGCCGTTTGCCGCATCGATCTTCGCCGCCTGCTGTACCAGCGAGTCCCATTCCTCCGACTTGGGCGACGGAGTGCGGTCGCCGTTTGCCTTCTTCCACTGCTTCACCAGTGAAACGTATTCCAGTGAATGGCCGGGCGCCGCAACGATGCCGCTCTGGAAGAAATTGGCGTTCAGCTCATCGGCAATCCGTTGCTCTTCCTCGGTGGTCGCAACGGGCTCGCTCTTCAACACTTTGAACGTGTCGGCAAGGTGCCGCTGTGCGACCGCCTCGGCGATGATCATTTCCTGGTTTTTGAGAATCCACCGGCCGGCCTTGATGGAGCTGATGTCCTTGCCTGCGGCGTGACGATTGAACGCCTCGTCGAGTTGCGCCGGGGTGATGCCGTCGTCCATTGCCGACTTGACCCAAGCCCCGCCCACGCGCTTTTGGTACGTGGTGAAGACGGGGTTACCCTGCTGATCGGTCGAGCTGGTAGGCCGTCCAAGCGTGACATTTTCCCCAATCGTTTCGCCAATGGCTTCCTTCAGCGTCAGGTTGTGGACGGGCAACGGCTGCTCTTCCAGTGACCGGCCAACGGCTGCCGGATCTTCGCCGCGTCCGATGCGCTTGATGTACCGGGAATAGATTTCGAAGGGGTCGACGACCGGCGCGGCGGCGCGGGCCTTCTCCAGGGTCGTCTTCCATTCGTCGGATTTCTGATCAGGAAGATTGCCGGAATGCTCGCGCTTGAAGGTCGCCAGGGCTTCGCGGTCGGCCTGTTCACGAGATTGCGTGTTGAAGCGCTCGGCGAGGTTCGCCATTGGCTCGGACACCAGCAGCGATTCATTGCGGGCGGTGGTCGCGTCCCGGCCGGCGGCGATCAATTGGGCTTCGACTTCGCTACGGATCTTGGCCCGGCCCGTCTCGGTGACAGTGTCCACGGGTGCCGCGCTCTGCTCGGCTGACTGCTTGGCCTGCGAGATGGCGCCCTGCAAGAGGGTGCGCATCTCTTCGGTGGCGGTGCCCAGCTCTTCGCGGTTGAGCCCATCGGGGCGCATCCGGGCCTTGTCCAGCAACGGGCGGTCGTCCTCGGTCGTGTGCGCCAGGAAGCCAGCCGTCGGCACCGGAATAGCGCTGCCTGCTGCCCGTGCGGCTTGGTAGGTGGCCTGATCGACACCCATCTGCACGGCCATCAGCTCGGGGTCGGCGCCCTTGGCCTCGTAGTGGGCAACGAAGTCCTCGGACTGGAAGTAGGTCGTGGTTCCTGCGGTGCCGGTGTGGCGCTCCAGCAGGTGCTGCAATTGCTCGGGGTTGCGCGTGCCGGTCTTGCTGCTGCGGGCAAGGTCGAACGCCGCGGCCAGCCCATCGGCTTCCAGGGTTGATTGACGTAGCTGCACGGCTTCGCGCTGCCACTTGTCGCGGGCGACCTGCGGGAGATTGAAGACGGCGCCGGCAAGCCCGCCCACGGCACCAGCGGCGGCCAGGCGTGGCAAGAGTTGGTCGGCTTTCAGTGCGTTCGGATTCTGCCCGCTTCCCACTTCGAACAGGGCGTGCCCTAGTTCGGTGGTCGCCTCTTCGGTCGCCTCCATGCCGGCATCAAGCAACAGGTGCTTCGCGGCAGGCAGCCAGCCATCGGCACCGGTTGCCAGGTGATCGACACCGGGGACCAGGGCGCGTTGAATGCCGGTGCGACCGAATGCGCCAGGGATGAGGCTTTCGATGAGGTAGTTTGCCGCCCCTGAGCCCGCGCCGTTCTGCTGTGCGTCGGCCAGCCCTTCGCGGATCGCCAGCGGCTGGACCGAGGCGACGGTTGCCGCGAACGTTCCGGCAGCCTTGGCGGTGCGCGTGCCTAGCAGGGTAGCGACCACGGCACGGGCGCGGCTCGCCTTCATCAACGCGGAAGCACCCTCGGCGAGGGGACCACCTGCCAGCATGAGTGGTAGATCGGCGGCAAGCCCACCGACGCCACGCTGAATGCTGCCCGACAGGCCGGGGGAAAGCTGTTGCGATGCGGCGGCCAGATCGTTTGCCGCGTTCCTGCCGTCGCTGGTCTGCGTGCCGATAGCTGCCTGGGTAGACGCCAAAGACGAGGCGGCACCGGCCACCAGGTTGGACGCCGGGCCGAAACGATCTTGCAGCTTCGCCGCGTCAGTCTCAACGGCAGCTTGGTCGAGCCCGATATTCAGGCGGCGCTTCGCCAGCTCGTGGTCGAGGTCGGCCAGCGAGTTGTACACCGTGGCGTTGCCGTCGCTGTGCAGCTCGTTGATGGTGCCGCCAGGGCCGAATTTGAAGCCCTTGGGCAGGATGCCGAAGGGATCATCGCCAGGGCCGGCGACCAATCCGGCCACGGCTCGATCGAGATGCCGCAGCACGGGCATGTCATCCTGAGCAACGGCCATGTTGCGCGGATTCGCCAGCCAACCGGCCAGCTCGGGGTGCTCACGCTGCGTGCGCTCCAGATCGATTTCGCGCACCTTGGCCTGACGCTGCACCTCGTCGAGGTTCCTGTCGACCATATCGGCCGGCAGCCGGGTGGCGGATGCCAGGGCCATCACCTGGGCGGCGCGGTCTGGTGTCTGCTGAAGCCCTACCCTGGCGCTCGCCTGAAGCGCGGCGTCCTTGGACGAGCCAAGCTGTTGCACCAGGTCGTCGTAAGGATTGGCGACCGGCGCGGGATCTTCAGCCGGCGTGACGCCAACCGGTGGCAGGGTGGCAACCAGGGCATCATATTCATTTGCTGGCATCGGTGGCGGTCTTCTTGAGGTTGGCGTTGTAGATATCGGTCATCTCAGAATCCGTCAGCGTGCGCCCGGCGCGTGCGGCTGCTTCCTTGATCTTGGCCGCTTCCGCCGCTGGTACCTGCGACACGGCGAACGCCATGCGATCGACGCCGGGAAGCTGAAAGGTCGGAACCTGCTTCTCGCTGAAGTTGTCGCCAAATGGATGCAGGATGTAATTTGAAACGAATCCGCGTGGATCTTTCACCGTCTGCTGCATGACCAGCTTGTCACTGATCTTGCGCACCTCTTCGGGGCCTACCGGCTTGCCCGTGGCCTGCTGCTGGGCGATCACCGCCTGATCAACGAGGCGACGGAATGCCACGGCAGGCGGGTTGGCCGTCGCCACGCCATCCTTCACCGTGTACGGGCGCGGATCGATCCCCAGTCCGGCCAGGGCTTCGTTCACCACGTCTTCGCGTGAGCTGATGCCGTTGAGCACCTTGGCCGACGCATCGGCGTTGCCCGACTTCTCGCGCAGGTCGGATTGCAGTTTGACCAACTCCTTAAATTCGGTGTTGCTCAACTTCATGCGGTAGTCGAGCAAGTTGGTCTTCACGAATCCGTCACGGGTCGCATCGGACGACGCCAGGGCCTGGAGCTTGTAATACTGGCCCCAATCGGTGGCAGGCTCTTCACGCTTGGTCATCGACGCGGCATAGGCGCGAAGCGTGTTCTGTCGCTCTGGCGGAAGTGCCGACATGGTCTTTGATGGGATGCCATCAGCGCCACGTAGGTTCCTTGGATCAGTCAGCGCCTCATAACCCTGCTTGAAAGCGATGTCCTCGGCCTGCCCCTTGGCCTGAAGGTACAGACTGTTGAGTCGCGTCACGCGCTCCATCGTCGCATCCTGCAACTTCGGATCGCTGATCTTGCGCACCTCGTCCAGCATGGTGTCCAGTGGCTTCTCGGTCGAGAAGATCGCCGCCGCCTGGCGCTGGCTTTCACCACGCGTACCGGCCACGTCCAGGGCGCGGATGGTTTGCGCCTGGGCATCTGGCGTCATCTCGGCCTGATAGCGGTCGAAGTGCGCCTTCGCGCCCGTGTCGTTCTCATCGGCCAACATGCGATCGATGACGCTGGTGTGCGATTGGCTGATGGTCTTGGCCTTGGTGGTCGCCACCCATTCAGGCGGCAGGCCATTGCGCTGACCGTATTCCTGCACGGCGTTCGCCTGGCGGTCCAGCTCTTGGTTCACCCGGCCTTCGTCCTGGTAGTAGAGCCCCACCGCCTGCTGGCTGGTGGCAAGCCCGTCCTGAAACACCTGATCGTCGTACGTGTGACGCTCGGCGCCCATGTGCGACTGCAAAGCGCGATTCACCCCGTTGCGACGGTCAGCGGCCAGCAGGCGAAATGCCTCTTTCGCGTCGGGGTCGGTCAAGCCTTCTTCGATCTTCGACGCCGTCTTGTCGTAGTCCGGCAGAACCTTGTCAGGCAGGCCGAATGCATCCTTGCCGCGCACCTGGAGCGCCATCGGCATCGTATTGGCTTCCCAGGCCCCGAGCTGATTGCTGGCATCCTCAACGGCGATCTGGTGCGCCTTCCGCTTTTCCTGCTGGTAGATGTCCTGCGTGACATTGCCGACGTTTTGCAGGGCTTGGCCGATGTCGGCCCCATAGTCGGCGGCGGTCGGCTGAAAGTTGATGCGGGCGGATGGTAAGCCACTCGCCTGAACTTGATGCTGGGCAACGGGAACGCGCATGGGTCAAGCCTTCGCTGCTGCGCCGGCAACGTTGCCCCCGGCGCTGATGAGTGTCCCGATGGCTTGGAGGCGCCCGCGTCGCATGGCGGCATCGCCCTGCATGCGCATACTGGTGGCGTTCACCTTGTAGCCCCAAGCCTCACGGGCGGCGTTGTTGCGGATGGTCAGCGCGTCCTCTTCGCCAATGCGCTGGGCGTCGATCTGCACCTGGTCGCCACTACTGCCGGCGTCGCCCACCTGCACGCCCTGGCCGGCGAGCGATGCCCGCTGTGATCCGATCAGTGCGCGGGTCTGAATCCGGCTGCGGGTTTCGTCGACGTTGCCGCGTGCAATGGCGTCGACGGCCTGCATTTCGGCCACGTTGGCATTCCATTCGCCAATGCGCTGCTCGTCCTGCCCGGCGCGAAAGGAGCCATAGGCGGAAAAGCCAGAGCCGATGAGCCCGAGGCCAGCGCCAGCGATCATTGCAGCACCCATGTCAGGCCCCTCCTACATCGCCGGTCGGCGCAACGGCAAGCACCGCCAGCGGCAGCGGGTCTGCCTGCTGAAGGCACCAATGGCCGTTATTGTTCCAGGTAGAATCTAGACCCACCTCAACGGCACCAGTCTGCAACAGCGTGGGGTCGCCGTAATTCTCAGTGGTGCGGAACTTGGCTTCATAGAGGTGGTCAAAGTCCGTGCCGGCGTACATGCCGCGGCTCGACTCCAGCAACACGGTTACCTTTTTTACCAGCTTCTTCTTATCGGTCAGGGTCTCGCTCTGGACGTTCTCCAGATCCAGCGATTCCAACTGGCTCACATAGGGCAGGCCGACGTGAATGATGGTATACGGGCGGGTCAGGTGCACCGTTCCACCGGTTACCACCTGCTGCGGCTCAACGTTGCCATCGGCCAGGATGGAAACCGTTTGGCCTTCCAGGTGGCTCAATCCGCCCACGTCGTCAACGGCGCGTGACCAGACTGCCGTTGCCACACCCTGGAACGTTGCGGGCACATCACGTTGTGCCCGGACGCTGACGACAGTGCCGCTGGTGTAGGCGATGATGCGGGCTTCTAGCTTGGCGGTGCCAATGGTGAGGAAAATGGAGTTGTCCACATCGCCAGCGACGAAGAACGATGCTGAGGCGGTCAGGGTCAACACATCATCGACCGTCCACCCGCTACCGGTCAGGGTCATGGTGGTGGCCGACACATTGCGCCCGTCGTAGCTCAACCCGCAGTCAACAAAGAAGGCGTCGATCGCGACATTGGTCACCCGGCGCGAGGCAAACCGCTCAATGAAGCGCTTCGTCACGCCGCCGATGGTGCGATTGACCACCACATAGACCGCGTCCTCCGTGCCCTCGGGGATCGATACGATACGCTCATAGGAGCCCAGGGTGTCGTGACGATGCCAGGCAATCACTTGCTGTTCGCGAAGGTAGGTCAGTCCCAGCATCACGCCATCAGCGCGAATGGCCCACACGATGGATTGCGGAATTTCGGCATAGTCCCAATCGACAATGGTCTGACCGTCGAACAGATGAGCGCTGAAGGTGGTCAGGTCGTCGCCCTGGTATCCATCGGCGTTGATGTCGTAGCGGTAGTCTCGCACGATCGACCCACGCGCTTGCAGGTAGATGGCCGTGTTCCCAATGGCGATGGGCGACGGATCGCCCGCGCCGTGATAGCCCTGCTGCTGCACGTTGATGGCGGTTGGCTTCACGACGCCGTCGGTATCCCCCTGGATGACGAACTCACCGCCGCCCGTCAGGGCCGACAGCTTTCCACCAATCTCAATCAGATGCAGCACTTCATTCACCTGTCGCCCGGCGAGGGTGAAAATCACCGCGTCATCGTCTTGCACCGGGGTCATGGTCGAAAAGTTGTGAAAGTTGCCAACCTGCGAAAACCACGCCTTTTCCGTGGCGTTGTTGGTATTCGCGAAGCACATGCGTTGCTGGAAGTACGTGGCAGTTGAAGGGTAGTTGCCAGCCGATCCGAATAGTATCGGGTATTCGGCGGGATTGTCGCTCTGGTCGGGGGTGATTCCTCCGTCCACAAACTTAGCCGTCCCGGCAATGCCGATGAATCCGAATACGCCGTTGACCTCTTTGTAGACGTAATAGTTCTTCGCACCGGACACCGCGCCCCAGGTAAGGGTGATCGGATTGGCAATGGTTGGCGATGCGATTGAACTTAGGGCAAAATAAATAGTCCGGACCCCTCCGCCGCCGGTAAATGCGCCGTATCCGGTCGAATCGACTCCATTGAGCGTGAAGGTATTCAAGCCAGTAACTGTGATGGTGTAGGTATTCCCATTCAGCTGCGTCATGCCGTTGACGACGTAGAAGGTCACTTGGTCGCCGGTCACATAGCCATGCGGAGCGCTCGTGGTAATGGCGCAAGGGTTAGCATTGGTCGCTGCAAAAACAGTCGCGCCATAGCCGCTGCCGGGTAAGCTTTCCTCCAGGGTTCCAGACGATACGGCGCTGACCATATATTTGATAGTCAGCGCCCCTGCCGTCCCTGTTCCAGTGACACCTTGGGGGGCCGCAATTGATGGAAGAAAACTCACCGGAGCCAACGTCCACGCCATGTGCCCGGTGCGCTTCAATTCATACGGCGGATAGTTCGGATGGACGATCGTCACCACATCGGCGCTCTGCACGTATTGCAGCGTCAGCAAGTCGGCAGTGACGTAGGGGGTGACGATCTCATACGGCACGCCCGGCGAGGTCTCCAACATCGCGCCGTTGCGGATCACGCGCATGTACAGATTGCCGAACTCCAGCACATAGGTTTGGCTGGCGTTGAATACGAACTTGATCAGCCGGACAGATCCGCTGCCCTTCGTCTCATAGATGAGCTTCGAACCTGGACGGTTCTGCACGCCGCCGAATCGCTGCACCTGGAAATTACGGCAGGTCTTCAGGCCAGACTGATACTTGGACTGATCGGCACGTGCGTACAGGCCGGGGGCCAGTTCGCCGCCTGAAAAACTCCGCTGGATGGCGGTCGTCATGTCATTCTCTTCCGCTGATGAAGACGCTGTCCGGCTCCGGATCGATGCCGGCCTCGTTGTAGGCGATGGCGCGAGCCTTTTCGATCACCGCCAAGTATCCGGCACGGCACTCTTCTTTTTTGCCAGCGGCGGCACTGATCGGCGACGCAATGTTGTAGCCCAACAGCCACGCCACGGCCTGCCCAAAGTCGACCGGGTAAAAGCCTGGGTCCGTGATGCGCTTGGTGTACAGGATCACCGCGGGGCTTTGGTCGCAGTAGATCAACAAGCCGCTGGCATCGCTGCCAACTTTGTACGGTGCGCCCTGCGTCGTGCGCCCGCCGCTGACCAAGCGCTGCAACCGCACGGAGTCGTTCGGGTAGCGGTAGCTGTAGCCCCAATCGGTGTTCGGCGCCACGGCGACTTGGCCCAGCGTGGCATAGGTGTCAGCAAACGGCCAGGGGAACTCGGCCAGCGCCTGTTCCTTGATCGTGGGCAGCCAGAGACGGCACATGGCCGCCTCTTTGCTGTTCTCGTTGATGTTGCTGATAGACCGTGAAACGCCCACATTGCTGAGGGCCTGATTGCACAGGTCGAGGTCATTATAGGGCATGCCGTCACCAGTTCATGGGGCCAGGTAACGCCCGGCCCGGTTTACTTCTTGCCAGCAGGCCGCGATGCCTCGGACATCGTATCGGCGGACTTGGTTCCGCCCTGAATCACCGCAGATGGGGCCGCTTCAATTGGCGCTACCTTGCCCGTCTTGCCCACCGGCTTTTCAACGCCGCCTTCAATCTGGCGTTGGCGGGCCAGTGCATCGAGACGCACCAGCGCATCCTTTGCTTCATCGTCCAGTGGCACCCAGCGCGGGCCGATGTTGTCCAGATCAATATCAGCGTCGAACTCACGAACAGCCGGATTGCGGACATCAGCGGCGATGTACTCGCCATTGACGAAAGCTGAGGAAGTGATCTGGAAGCGCATGGCGAAGTTCTCGTTTTGTTTGGAGGCTTGTGACGCTGAACCCCAGGCGCCTTGCGACACCTGGGGTAGAGCAACCAGCAAAGAGACTGGATCTTAGATCAGGCGATATTCCTGATCCCACGCCAAGCCGGCGTAGATGATCGGGATATTCGGCGTGGTGCCGCCAACCGTGTAGTTGAAGCGCACATAGCGCTTCGGCGTGTGGCTGGCGATACCCAGATTCAGGCGCCCATAGGCGGTTCCGGAAACCAGCGTCGGGGTAGCCGTGGCGATCGTGATCAGATTGACCGAGAAAGCCGCATCGTCAGCGCCTTGCAAAGTGACGACCAGGGTTGGGGCCGTGCCGGTCGGGGTTCCGATTTCAACGAACGCACCGCTAGGTTTGGCGCTGCCATTCCAGCCGAGATTCTTCGCGGCGAGGAAGTCGATGTAATCGGTAGACGCCGCCGAAACGGTCAGCGTCTGGGGGTTGGAGGGAGCATTCAGAGCATCGAGAAGCATGATGGAGTACCTGTGCGGAAGTGGTGGGGCGTGGGGCTGAGCGATTGCTCAGACCACCACCGCCTCCGTGTTGGTGATCGCATCGACGATGCGGATCGGGATGCCCAGGAAGTGGGCGATACGCGAGCCGCCGCGATCGATCCATTCCAGCAAGTTCACGGTGCCCTTCTTCGCCAACTGCTTGTTGAACATCGAGAAGGTCGAGCGATTCATGTAGAACACCGGCTGGACCGTGTTCAGTTCGAACATGGCGGCGATGGCGTCGTACATCGACATGACCAGATCGGCACCGGTCGACAGGTCGGCTTTGAGCGCCGAATTGTCGATGTTGCAGATACGGACGAGGTAGCGGTAGTCCTCGACGCACAGGCCCACATTCCACACCCACTTGGTAACCCAGGCGGTGTAGCTGTTGCCCGAGGCATCGTTGACGAGCTGCTTGGGCAGATCGGTATCCATCTGCAACCCGGCACGCTGCCCCTTGGGGTAGATGCCGTACACCGTGGTAGGCGACCAGCCGATGAGCCAGATCGAAGTCTGATCGGCACCGGAAGCCGTTGCATCAGCCTTGATGATCTGTGCCGAAGCGACATTACCGGCAGTGACGTTCAGGCGCGGCGCCAGGCCCTGGTATTTCTCCGGGGTGCCCGTGGTCGTGCTGTAGAACATGCCGTTGGCGAGTTCGATGTTGAACGCCTTGGTAAAGGCAATGTCTTCATCACGGCGAAAGGCAGCGGCATTGCCGTTGAGATTCGCCAACTCGGTATCGACCTTCGACAAGCCGGTGAGCATCGCGCACGTTTCGACGTACTGCTCGGTCGTGCTCTTGCTGGCAACGATGCCCTGGTTGAACTTGCGATAGGTCAGGGCCGGCAGCGACGTACGAGCGGTGACCTGGTGGCCGGTGGCAAGATTGCCCTCTTTCCATGCCATGTCTGAGACGAGTGGATTCGTCTTGTCCTGAAGTTCAGCGACGCGAGCGACAGTGTCGTCCGGATTGGTACGCTTAACGATGTCTTGAAGGGTGGGGAAGAGGGCGCCGAGGGCTGCCATGGGAGACTCCTGGCCCGCTGTTGTGCGGGAATGCGCTCAGCCCGTTGGCGACTGAGGTGGAGATGAAAGAAAAGATGAAAAGAGCGTCAGGTTGCGGCAGAAAACATAGTCGGATAGGTCTTCGCCAAGGATTCCTGCTCGGATGCCTTGGTGCCGCCCCCACCGTTGCCTGAGAAGCCGTCTTCACGCATGAGCTTGCCCATACGCGACAGTTCGCGGCGCACCGCAGGATGTGCCACATAGCCGGATTTCTCCAGCAGCTCGCGGAACTCTTTATCGGCTTTGCCAAGGGCGGTATCGAAGTCGCGCTTCGAAGCATCCAGATTGGCTCCGCCGATGACGGGATCTGCCTTAACGGCAGCGTCCCATTCCGAGGTGGTCTTGGCCCAGGCGGCTTCCTGTTCCTTGGTAGCCTGGGCAGCAAGCGTGTTCTGGTGATCCACGAACTTCTGCGCCTGGTCCTGCGAGAGCCCCAGGGTCTTGGCCACGGCGGCGAGCTGTGGCAACGCCTCCTTGGTCAACAGGGCGCCGGTTGGCAGCTTGAGGTCATAAGCGACTTCCGTCGCCGCTGGCTCAGTCTTGCCGGGAGTAGCCGCAGCGGGTGCGGTTCCGGTGCTGGTCGCTTCGGTTGCAGCATTGGAAGTGGCTGCGCTTGGAACGACCGTAACCGCAGGCGTTGAGCTTGCGGCAGGTGCCTGCGTTCCACTGGCAGGAGCGGCACCCGTTCCGGAATTTCCGGGGGTTGAGGTAGGCGCTACTGATGTGGCTTCGTCAGGCATAGATATGGCGACGCTAGGACGCGGTCTTGTCGTGTCGCCGTTGCATTTCCTGCAACATGTCGACGTACTTCTTGGGGAAGTGGTCGGTGATGTCCTTCTGGAAGATCAGGCCAACGTTGCGCATGCCCTCATTGAAGGCGCTGATTGAGCCATGCGGGTTGAACGTCGAGCGGTGAACACCGGCAACGTCCAGCAGTCGCCACAGCACGCGTCGACCTTCTGGCGTATCGAGCACCGCGCCCAGGTCGCGCAGCTCGATCTTGCGGGCATCGCGCTCGGATTCCTTGGCGCGTTGCACCTGCTCGGGGTCGGCAGCATTGGCCACGGCCTGCTTGCGCTCGGGCTTGGTCTGCCTCTCGTAGTGAACGCCGTCGTTCACAGTTCCAGCACCTGCTGGAGTGCCCCAGCGACATGACGGGCGACATAGCGATATCCCTCATATGTCATATGGATTAGGTCGCTGCTGATGCGCCCGATTGCGGTGCCACGCGAAAGTAACCCCGCTCCGTCTGCTGTAGTGCCTTCATCTGTTCCGGTGCTGGCGAATGTGAAAGTCGTTCCGGTCGGAATGCCGGTGACCGTAACCACTCCGTTGTATCCAGTGCCGCCGACAGAGGCCACTGTGACCACGTTGCCAACGGCGTAGTTATGGGCTGATGCGGTGGTGAGCGTCGCCACGTTGGTGGTGCGAGCGCGGAAGGTCGTTGCCAGCGGGTTGCGGCTACCAGTAAAAAGACCGCTGACAGGAATCCAGATGAGTCCACGTTTAGACGCCTCTAACCCAATGGCGGACTCAGCCGTGGCGATGGTTGCAGTGAGCGGAGTTCCCGGTGCAAGGATGCCAGCAACCACAATAATAGAATTTGGAAGACCGGAAATTAACTGGTCCATGCACGCACCGGCGGCTGCGGCTACTTGCGCCGTGGTGAATCCGGCGTGGTCGTTGATGCCAGCGCGCAAAATTACAACTTCAGGAGCTAGACTGATAACGTCATTTTGAAGACGTGATCCGATAACTACTTTACCACCACCTCCACCATTGTTGTTGTAACCAGTGGCCCCGACACCTGACATGATTGGTTCAAAGCCAAGAATGCGAGCTATCTCATAGATGGGCGCGCCTGGACCTGTGGCAGTTGCGGCACCTGCCCCCTCAGTGGTGCTGTCTCCGACCTCAAGAATACGCGGCAGCGGGCTTGCATTTACAGCCACAACTACGTCTGTTGATTTGACGTTAATGCCAGCAAATCGAAAGTTTGGACCGCCCTCCAAGCGATAACGGCGCATCTGCGTCGTTCCCGGCTGAAACCGATCGTGATAGATGGACCCGGTTAAAGGCGGTCCCGCTGTTGGGTCTAGCGCAAAGGGCGCGTCATCTATCCATAATTGAAAATTACTGCCGGTTCCTTTTTGGACGATGTCAAAGTCAGCGGCGTCCATTGCCCATTCCCAAGTTGGACAGGCTGCATTTGAAATGCTGCTGGTGATAGCCGTTGCTGGAGCTGTTCCCATAGTATTGTCCGGGAAACCAACACCGGAAATTACCACAGGCATTCCGACCGCTCTGAAAAAACCAGAATCCCAGGCATGAGTCACGTTGCCATTTGCCTTGCCATTTACCAACGACGCCGCTCCGGCAGTTCCCAATAATCGCGACGGTGGAGATGCCATTGCCTGCGTAACAAAACGACCGGCGCGACGGGCGCGGCGAAGTGCGTTAATCAGGCTCGTCATCTCATTGATTCGCCCGCGTTTAAATCCGCCGCCAATATTGCCGTTCGCGTCGATGAGGACAATCTCGTCGCGTGAGTTAATGCTTGCCATGCTAAATCTCTTTTATTGATGATTGGTTAAAGCCTGGCGCCGGTCTGCTGGCCCAGGATGTCAGTCAGGGCGTTCTCGCCTCGGGTGTCGGTCTGGCTCAAGAGCTGCGCACCCTTGGCGACATTGGCCAAGTTGGCGGCTTGCTGGGCCTGCTGCTGCTGCTGCGCACGACCCTGGCGGATGGCGGCAACCTCGTCGTCACTGCGTGAAAGATCAGGCGGCACCGACAGGGCATCACTGTAGAAGTCCGCAACCTTGTCCTCGTCGACCTTGTCGAGCACGGTAGGCCGCGCCTGGGCCATGTTGCCCACGGTCGCAACCCAGCGATCGACGCCACCCACGCGCAACAGGCGTTGAGCGGCGGCCATGATGGACGAGTACTCAACCTTCAGCTCGACGCCGTGCATCTCGGGCGGGGCCTCGGGAATCAGGCCACGGCGGTATGCGATGGCAAAGGTACGGTCGATCAACGGCGCCAGGATCTCATCGTTCAGGCGCTCAAGCACCGGCCCAAGCATCAGCATCTTCTCTTCCTGCCGCTGCATGATCTCGGTGGCCGTGACTCCACTGCGTTGATCATTGGCCAGCATCAAAAACAGGTTGGTGAACATGCCGCTCTTGATGCGCTGGCGGCAACCTTCCGCCTTCATCTCGGCGTGACTGATGTCGAACTTCACTTCGTGGATGGGCCGCAGGCCCTGCATCCCTTCGCGCACGTCGGCAACGGTCACCGCACCGGGCAGCAGCGACACCGGACGCTGCGCGACCGATGACGGTCCGACCAATGGCGGATCTACCATCTTATCGACGGCCTTGGCGGTCTTCTTCTCGTAGAGCTGCAAGGATTTGACATCGCCCAGGATGTTCATCGCCGGGCTGTTGCCGTACACGTCCTCACCGGTGACATCCCAGCGACCACACAGGCCGGGGAACTCGTCAAATCCGGATTCACCCAGCGTCTTGTCGTCGTTGCCGTTCTTCTCGTAATAGCAGGACTCAAACTTTTTATGTTTCGCCAGCGGGCTTTCAGGCTTGTAGTCGTCGTTTGGACCGATGACCTGGATAACTTCTTGCCACGTCTCGCGCTGGTTGTTCTTCCACATGGTCTTGACCGAATCGGAAACGTTGTCGATGCCAAAGCGGTTGACCATCTGGCGCACCGTCATCGATGTTTCACGGAAGAGCTTGTCGACCTCCAGGCGCTCGTTGTTCGACAGCCAATAGCTACCAACCGGCAGCGTATAACACCGGATCACGTCGCGGTCATCATCGAGCACGAGCATCACGCCCGTGCCGAACACGCCCATGTCTCCGTACAGGGTGGGCAGCGCGTTGTAGAGGTTCGATTTCTCAAAGATCCCGCGAAGTACTTCCGTAACATCGGCAAGCCAACGGCGCACCGAGGCAACCTTCATCATCACCGGGTCAGCGGTCGCCAACTCAAACCACAGGCGAGCGGGCGAAGTGACGCCAGACATCAGCCCTGATTGCAGGACGATGGCCGAATCCGTGGCCGTGCCGTCGATGATGTTCTTGCTGCGACGCTCGCCGCGATTGCGATCTGACGCAAGGAACCGCGAGCGTCGTGGTAGAATGAAGTCCGACAGCTCACGCCAATGCGTGACCCAGCTTTGCCGCTCATTGTCGAGCTGCTGACGCTGTTCCTCGTACTGCTTGCGCTCGGACTTTTCCACGGGCATCAGTGCTGGGGCAGGGCGCCGATGCCGGCGTTGAGGGAGTCAGTAGTAACGCCGGTGGTGGTGGCCTTGATGCGTGCGCCAACCGGGAGCTTGAACTGCACGAAACCAATGGCGGTAAACGATCCACCAGCGATCGGATGCCAGGTGGTGCCATCGTCAGGCGACCAGAAAAACGCCAGCGTACCGGTAGTGAACGTGCCGAATGCTGACAACGTCAGATCGCCAGCGGCAGACTGCCCCGCGGCGCCCGGTGTATCAGTGTTGCTGGTGATCGGTGCGGATGAATTAAGTTTGGTCAGGGCCATTTATTTCTCACAGTCCAAGAAGTGATTTTCCGCCACCGCCACTCGCATCGCCGCCAAGGCCCTGCGAACCGGTGAGGAAGGTCGAGCCACGGCCAGCAGCAGCGGCAAGGCGCTGCTTGTGACGCAGGGCGCGATCGACGGCTGATGGGTCATCAACCGTTGCGAGGTCCGGTGGCGCGAGGGGGTCGCCCGCCGTGGCGGTGCTCGGGGCAATTGCTCCAGCAGTGGCGACACCTGCGGCAGCGCCAGCAGCGCCAGCTGTTGCTCCGGCAGCAGTAGAACCGCCAACGGCAGATGACCCCGCTAGTGACCCACCGCCAACAATTCCACCAGTGACCAATCCGGCGACGATAGGCACAGCAATTTGCCCGACACTGCTGCCGGTGACCTTGTCCCAGGTGTTCTTGATCGGATTACCCCCGCCCATTGGTCACCTCTTGGTCAAGTCGCTTGACGTACACCGTCTCTGATTTGTCGTATCCACGACGCTCCAGCAGCTTCCCATGATCGGCATGCGCCTTGGTATGCTGGTAGATCAGCGTGGCCCCGAGGTGGCGAAGCTGCTCTTCGGTAAACGCCAACAGATTGGAGCCACGATGGCCCAGGCGGTGCGCGGGATCGATGTACAGCGCATCGTGCCAGGCCGACACGGCTCCGGACTGCGGAGATACGCCCAGCACGAAGATGGCGTAACCAACAGCGACGCCGTCCACGCGCACCGAATAGAAACGCAGATGGCCCGATGCCTTCAGCGCCTCGTAATAGGTGCGTGAAATGGCGAAGGGCAGGTCTTGGAAGTCGCGAGCCGCTTCAAAGTTGGCACGGAACAGCGGTAGGAACTCGTCCCACGCGTCCAGCATGTCCTCTTCGCGATACTCTGAGCCCATCCCGCGACGCTATGGATGCGCCGGATTCCTGCCGCGTTGCAGTTTCTGCCACGTCCTACTTGTAGGGATCGTATTCGGTGATGGCCATCATGGACATGGACTGCGCTTCGAACTGAGCGGTATGCCCACGATTGGCGATTCCTACCGGGTAGGCGAAGGTCATGGCCAGCGCGTCTCCGTTGTCGGGCGAGGCCAGCCCACGCTTGGCCATGTCTTCCTTTTTCTCCAATAGGATGCGGTTGTGCGCATCGTACCCGTATTCGATGCCCTCCAGGTCGTCCCGCAGCTCCTTGTCGGCATCGATACATCCACCCGTGCGCAGCCATTCGCGCATGCGGCACCACATTTCGGCCCGCTTATTGGCGCAGTTGTCGAGCCCGGCCGTGCCGTCTGCCTTGCTGGCGAAGTTGACCCCGGTGACATTGAAGCCGAGTTGCCGCAGGCGATCGACCACGCCGGCACCTAGACCCGTCTCGTCAATGAAAACCCCGTCAGGCTTCCACCGGTTGATGAGCTCGCCGATGTGGCCCACCGTCCACATCAGGTCCGGGTTGCGCCACTTGTCGGCCTTGATGGTGCGAGCATCGGTGCCGCGGCGGAATCGCGCCACGTTCTGATCGCCGCCCTTGCGGCTGATGTCGACGGCCATGATCAGCGGCTCACGGAAGCCGGCGATGGGCTGGCCCTTGATGGCCTGGTCAATCAGCGTCGAGCTGATGAACTGCGTATCGCCGGCCATGGGGAACATGCCACGCACGCGCACGCGCACGAAGTCGGAGTCCTCGCCATAGTCTTCCACCCACTTGGCGAGCTGGCCCTTGTTGGTGCCCTCCACCGTGCGGCTATCGATCTGCCGATTGCTCCACCGGTGGGCGAGTCGGCCAAAGCATTCGCGGAATCGCCCGGTGTTGCGGGTCGGATTCCCAAAGGTGAACCACAGGATTTCCGTTCCTTCATCGGTCAGCGCACCCTCAGCAACTTCCCACACGCGGTCAGCAATGGCGCTGCCCTCGTCGAAGATCAAGACGACACGCTTGCCAGCATTGTGCAGGCCGGCGAACGCCTCGGTATTGTTCTCGCTCCAGGGGATGGCATCCGCGCGCCAGGTCTTCTCGTGCGCCGGGTCACGGCTGAACATCGCCGTTGCCGTGCAGGTGAACCAGTGCGAATTGATCATGAGCCGGTGCCACTTGGCCACCTCCGGCCAGGTCTTCGTCCGCAACTGGTTCTCGGTGTTGGCCGTGACCACCACCTTGCAGTCCTCATGCGTCGACATCGCCCAATCGATGATCCACGACACGCACGCAGACTTGCCGATGCCGTGACCGCTGGCGGTGGCCGCAAGCACCGGCTCCATGGCTTGCTTGAGCCCGGCGCCCTGCTTGAGCTTCGCGCCGACTTCTTCGAGTAGATCGCGCTGCCATTGCCGCGGGCCAGCCTCAAGCTCTAGCTCGCTGCCCTTCTCGCCCCAGGGATAGGCGTAGAGCACGTACCCCAGCGGGTCGTGCGTGAATCCGGCGATGTCCTCGACCAGTTGCGCCTCGGCTTCGTCAACCGTCTGCGTCATGCCGGTGGGGCCGTGAACTTGGTCCGGTTGTAGGGCTTACCATCGATGTCGACCACGCCGACATGAGCCACTTGCAGGCCCTTTGCCTGATCAGGGGTCAACTGCTGGGCGGCGATGGCGATCTGGTCCAGCTCCCACCGGCTCACGTGGGGGATTCCCTCGGGGGTGTCGCTGAAGAACTCAAGCGGTGGATTGGTCTGTAAGTCGTTCAGCTCCTTGTCGCCGTCCCAGTCGTGACCCAATTCAGCCAGCTTGGCGACCATCAGCATGCGCTCAGTGAAAAGCGACTTGTTGGCCTCGTTGATCGCCTTCGATTTCTCCAGCAGCTCATTGTATTGTTCGGCCAACTGCCGGTATTGCCGACCAGAGCGAATCAGCTTCGCGGCGGCGGATTCGCAATGATCTGCACGGCGCGGCTGACCGGGGACAATGAGCTTTGATTCTGGCATGGGATTGGGTCCTGGCTGTTAAATCGCATCACCGCCCGAACGAGGCGGCAACGCGAGGTGAATTGATTCATGTTCGCAACGTCGGACTTCTGCTGTTTGGCGGGACGCCATTTGCCATTGCAGCACTCTTCAACCATGTGCGGCGCATCGATGCGGAACACCTGGGGCTTCATTTCTTGGCCTTCACGCGCTCACGGGCCAGCGAGAGACGCGAGGCAAGATCGCCAGTGATCTCAACCTCGGTCTTTTCCTTCCAGTCATCGGGTCGGCGGTTCGACAGGTAGAACTTCGCGGCGGCGGTGTCGGGCGGGCAATGCTCGGTGATCTTCACGCGCTCAACGCTGGAGCCCTGGCCAGGACCGCCAGAAACGACGACGATCTTCTCGCTCGGGTAGGTGTAACCCGTTGCCCGCTCATGAAGTGCGCGTTCGACTCGGTCGATGGCATCTTCACGACCCAACTTGATCGCGGCAGCAAAAAGCGGATGCACGCCGCGCCACTCCGTCACTGTAGTGCGCGTAATTCCAATAGCTTCGGCAATATCTGCCAGTGTCTTGCCTTCCGCTGTCATTTGGCGGGCAAGAATCGGATGCTCATCAGGATGATAGACGCTCGGCCGGCCCTTGGTCGGCGGCTTCTTCGCCTTGTGAATCGTGCGTTTTCCACGTGGCATGCCGGCAACCGTAGGCGCACAGCCCGAGCCGCGCCACGTCTCCCAGCGTAGGGTTGCAGAAACCGCCACGTTGCCGCCAGAGCCCCGAGTGAGATGCTCGACGCAGGCGGCTTGCCCGTTGGGCTTGGCCGGGTCGGGTGCGGATTACTTCTCAGTCAGGCATCCCATACATATCGTATGGCTACCGCGTGCCAGGTTCTGGTGTGTCCAGTTGCCTTTGCCCATACGTCATCGATTAAAAACTGTAGGTCACTCATCTTCGCCAGTCAGCATTGAGCGGTAGGCGAATAGAAGCTCTCCGCATTCTTTAATCGGCATTCGCTCAACGAATTGCACCAACGTCGCAGGCCGAAGGGCCAACTTGCACACCTGCGGCTTAGATTTCCGATTGGGAAACTTCCGTTTCATGTCTGATCTACGCATCATTCAATCTCCATCATGATCATAACGATAGTTTCCAGATTCATTTAAATTGAACCAATCGAGCAAGGGCTCACCTGCAAGAAATTCATCCATTAACGTTATTTTGCGAATCTGTTTCATAAATATTCCTTTATCTTCTCGACCATGCGCAACATGTCATCCTTTTCGTAAATCAAATAGAGGGCGTCGCTGTCAAATAATCCGTCACGCTTGGTGCCTGTAAAGTCAGCCGGAACAGATCTCCCAATCAGCATTTCCAGCTCAGCGCCAGATCCGCAGTCGGAACCATCACTCGGAATGATTTGGTCGCCAGTGACCTCCAGATAGATAAAATCTATGTTCCTTCGGCCATTTCCATGGAGTGAATTAAACTTAATGCACAGTCCTGTGCCAGTCGATTCGGTTCCTTTAATTGATCCGTGATATGAGAAAAACGTACCAGACGGCAGGGTGAGAAATTCTTGATGTTTAACGATTCTCATTTTCTTCCCCTCGCCAAAGCCGACACAATCGCCTCCGTGTCCAGCTTCCTTCGGTCGATCTCTTCACGCGTCGGAAATTTAACGATAGGGGGGCGCACCAGCGTAGGCCGGCGCACCTCCAGCCGTACGCCCCGCTCACGGATGCGGCGGATGCGTGCCTGGACGATCTCAATCGTCAGCCCCAGCGCCGCGGCAATCTGCCGATCGGTTTGGTGCTCATCCCAGAGTTTGACAATCTGGAGATTAATAGCGTCGTGTGATTCTCTCATGCGCTGACCTTCGCAGCGAAGATCGTGAACGTCAGGCGGTGGCCGATACCGTGCACTTGATCATTGGTTTCCTGAATGAATCCCTCGTGCATCAGATATTGGGCAATCTTCAATGCAGCGCCCCTGCGTGCGTGCTCAACCAGGAACCCCGAGCGCGATTGGGTGCCGGGGCGCGGTTCGTCCTCGACCATCACTGTGTACTGCGCTTTCTCAATCTGGCCCATGAGCACTTTGATGGTATGAAATGCCCCTGGGCCCGGCGTCCATTGAATCGGCTCGCGTGGTTGGTGTCGATCAAAGAGCTCCATAAGCCCAGTTCGGTAGCGTTCGACGGCTTCGGATCGGGCATATTCCAGAGCCTTGAAATCGGCAATCCGTCGCTTGGACTTGTATGGTTTAATCCGGCTCATGAAGTAATTTCCTTCAGTTTTTATTTCAAAAGTGTGGTGTTTGTTGATTAGCCGAACGCATCGGCACCTGTCGCAACTGGCGTCCGTCCGCCATCAGCTTCTCTGCCACAAGAAGGGCAGCGCATACCCCGGCTCTGCGTGTTTCCTGGGTCGGGGCCTGGACGTAGTCCTCCAGCGCGGTGGTCAGGGCCTGATTTGCGTCGAGGGCGGCGTCGAGGTGAGGTCGTAATGCGGTCATGCTTGGTCCACCCAAATCGCACAGAAATGCATCAGCGCTCTGGCGTCAGACTTAGAATCCAACCAGTTCCAGGCCAAGTTCTGGCGAATCAAAGCGACCAGGCGCCCAGTCATAGCCAACCGGACCGGATGCTTCGCCCATGCAACGTCGCAAGGCAGCAGATTGCCCTTGGAGATATTGCAGCCACCGCAGACGTGAACGATGTTCCTGGCCCCACCGGCTGCCTGGTATCGACGAGAGCGGGGGATGATGTGATCGGCGGTGATTTGGTGAGGGCGCATGCGGTAGTCGCAGTAGTGACACTTGGTGCGGAGGGGGATGGTCATGGTTCATCCCTCGGCGCCGCTTCGTCCATCCCAAAACTCCAACCGGATGTCTGACACGTGCGCTCTTCCGGCCATGGGGCCACCGTGTGCATGGGGATAAGCCCTCGCTCAGTGTTCACCGCACGCCAACAGATCGGGCAGATCGGCATGGGTTCGCCGTCAACCGTGATGATCATGCGACCTCCGGCACATCGAACACACCATCGGCTTCCGCCATGCGCTGCTCGTGATCAATCGCCCCGCGACGGTGACCGGTTGCCACGGCGCCATCGAGCCATTCGCGCACGGCCTGGCCATTGGGGATTGGGAGCATCTTGCAGGAAACCAGGATCGATAGCCCCCGGCGTCCGATACGGTCGGCCCATCGGTCGCCATACCATCCGGTGATCATCTCGCGGACCTTATCGCCGTTCACTGCCCTGCGTTCGACCTCGGTGGAATCATTAGCCTTGGCCAAGATGCGACGATGCCAGGCTGGGCCAAGCATGACGGGCCGCAGGAGGTCGATCATGTCTCCCTTCCATGCCAAGCAGCAGACCGGGAGCGGTTCGCTATTCTTGGTCCAGGAATCCCCCCAGGCTGACTTTTCTGCGGCCACGCAATCCACATAGGACACCTGTGTCCTATGTCCCACAGGCTGGCTGGAAGTGATCGCGATGATTGGTTTCTTGCCCATGGTTATGTGTCCTGTGTGTTTTTAGAGAGCCATTCGACTGCCTGGCTAAACCAGATTCGCTTACCATCGGGTAGAGGCTTCAGGAGCCATGAATACATCACGTCGAAGCACTCTCGGCCGTAAAATTTCCAGAGCCCACCCCGCGCCACAGCCTCCCGGTACGCCTTGGTGCGTTTGCATTTTTGGCAGGTGACAATGTGCGTCGACACACTGGTGGAATACGGCATGTTAGGTATCACTCCGCAGCCCGGTAGCGTAAGACAAGATCCGCGACCGTAGTGAATTTTATTGATCATTCCCACCCCCTGCACGAAGGACTTGCTCACGGGCTTCAAGTAATTTGCGAATCGACAAAGATGTACTTCCACGTGTTAGCTCAAACCCGGTATTTAAATAGTCAGCCGCCCGCAGCAACGCGACATACGCATCCGAAAGTTCAACGGATACGGTAACCGTTTTTGGGCGGTTGTCGTAGGGCAGCATGATGCTAATCGGCTCAGTCATCACGCCCCCTGGAATTGGCAGATGGCGAAGGGCGCGTCTTCCGGCACAGGACCGCCAGCAACAGGCGCAGGACGGCGCGGGGCTGGGGCGATGTCAGGGGCGGCTTCCGTCCGGTCTGCCACCGTCTCGACCTCAAAGTCAAAGCTGCCACAACGCACTTCAAGGCTGACCTGATTCTTGCCATCCTTGTCAGTCCAGGCCCGCGTGGACAGGTCGCCACTACCGGCAATGAATGCGCCCTTAACCAGCTTGCTAACCTGGAACTCGGCAGGCTCCCAGCAGGAAATACGCAGCCAGAGGAAGGTATCTTCCGCGCCATTGCGCCCCTTCTGTTTTTTGCAGATGGAGACTTCAATCAGTTGCTTGCCTCCTGCGGTTTTTGGTTCGGC